CCTAATAAAGGTAAACCATTAAACGCAAGTTTAGTTAATGGAATACTTCGTATGACTTACTATGAAAGTGTCTTACAAGATTCTATTAAAGCTAATATTGTTTATGGTGATGTTGGTAATGCTGTTGAAGGTAAGTCAGCAATAGAGGGTCTCCCTATTGTAGGAACAGAAGATTTTAGATTAGAGTTTGAAGATAATAGTGAGAATAAAATTAAGGTGGATATGAATGTTAACACAGTGACTCCCATATATGAAGACTCACAGAAGAATGTAGTTAGTATAGAATTAGTATCTGAAGAATTTCTTCTCAATGAAATGGGTGACACAAGATTGCGTTCTAGATTTAACGGAAAAGTATCTGAGCATATTAAACAAATATTGGAGAAGAATCTAAAAACAGAAAAGAAATTGCATATTGAAGATTCTCTTAATGAATATAATTTTATTGGTAATGGTCGTAAACCTTATTATATGATGAACCTTCTTTCTAAGCAAGGGATTCCTATTGATTATGATAAAAGGAGTGCTGGATTTCTTTTCTTTGAGACTTCTGAAGGTTTTCATTTTAAATCTCTAGAGGGTTTATTCAATCAGAAACAAAAGAAGTCTTATATTTTTAATAATTCTACTGACATACAAGGAACTCCTGTTGGTTATGATGGTAAAATATTAAAATATCAATCAAATTCAACACTTAATGTTCAATCAAAGATGAATATGGGTGCTTACAAAACTAAAATTGTTTTGTTTGATGCATATAATTGTAAGTATATGAAAGAAACTCATAGTGCTTATGATGATGATTCGGTCATAGAATCAGTAGGTAAGGGTCTTCCTAAATTTAATACTAAATTTGATGGTGAAAATAAGAATGAATTTACTAGAACCACATTATACATGGTAGATAGTGGAAGTTTACCTGGTGTTGAAAGCACTAAGGAACAAATAAAGGCAAACACGGCAGATAATTTTAAGGCAATTACAACATTAAATCAATCTATTCGTAGGTACAATCAACTGTTTGGTGGTATGATGGAGATAACTATCGCTGGAGATTTTAGTTTACACGCAGGAGATGTAATATTTGTTGACATATTCTCCGTTCAAGCAGAGAAAGATGATACAGTGAATAGGGAGAGTGGAGGTCTATATATTATAGCTGATCTATGCCACTTCGTCAATGCTGATGGAACTTATACTAAGTTAAACTTAGCAAGAGATTCCTTCGGTAGAAAAGGTAATCACACTACGAGAGTTTAACTATGACCACTAAAATTCCAAATCAAGATCTAAGCCATGCAAACATTGATCCTAAAGATGGGAAAGAGCACGTTAATCATGGTATGTTAGAGTATTCTGAATCAGATTTAAAACTTCACAATGATGCATTTCATGATCACACAGAAGAAGAAGTAGATCCTAATGAAGGTAAGATAAATGATTGGCACACTCGTCACGAAGATAAACATTTAGAAATATATTGCGATAATCATCCTGATTCATTTGAATGTAGGGTATACGACGATTAAAAAATGGAGGGAGGATCACTATTTAATCCTGGTTTTTTAGGTAGCAGTTTTCTTTGGTTTATAGGCCAGGTTGCTGATGATTCAACGTGGAGAGAAAATCAAAATCCTGGTAAGTTTGAAGAAGTTTCAGAGATGCCAGCATGGGGTTACAGATATAAGGTTAGAATAATTGGTCAACATGAGCAAGAAGAATCTGATGTAACTGCAGAGCAACTTCCTTGGGCTCAGGTAATGTATCCTGTGACTGCTGGTTCTGGTCACGGTGGATCATATCAAACACCTGCACTCAAACAAGGTAGTTTTGTTTTTGGTTTCTTTCTTGATGGAAAGGATCAACAGGCTCCAATAATTATGGGTTGTCTTGGTAACAATGCTAAGACTAAACTTGAAAGGAGAATGGGAACTGAGGGTAGTGGTGGCCAAAACTTTACTCCAGTGAGTTTCTACTCTAAGATGATGGAAGAAGAGCCTGTTGAGCAGAAACATCTTAAGGATGGAGATCTTTCACCCAAACAAGCAGGAAATGATGCATATAGTTCACCATCAAAAGAAAATGTAACGAAAGAATCATCAGATGCAAATAATTTAAAAAGCACTGCTGATAGAAAAAAATATGGTGTCTTAACCGAGAAACATGCACTCGCTTGCCCTGATCCAGATAATCAATCTGATGTGAAAAATATGCAGACAGTCATAGAAAAAATATCTGCTAAGATAGAAAAGTTTCAACAATCTCTTCTAGATGCTGATCTCGCTGCTGGTTTACCTATTCTTGAAAATAATAAAGATATAGATCAAGCAATTGAAGAAGGGGCCGAGGAGATGGCAAAATATATGAAAGGAATAATGGGTAAAGTTCAACAGTTCACAACTAAAGAATTTAATGAAAAATTATTACCATTAGAAAATGTAACTCCACCCTCACATAAATTAGACGTATTAGATAAAAAAGTAAAAGGTCTGGAAAAAATTGCTTGTATGTTTAATGGGTTAGCAGGAATTGCACTTGTAGGATTACTTGCTGCTGCATTGAAGAATGCCTTTAATAGAAAGAAAAAGAAAGCAGAAAATGCTGCTGCTAATGCTGCCACATCTGAAGCAGGAGTTGCTGGTGTGAGCACATCAGCAGTGATACCTAGTGTTCCTACTTTAGATACACCTGGTGCTGGAGATGTTGCACCACCATCTGCTGATGGATTCTATAGACCTACACCTCTTTGCGAAACAGAAGAAATTATTGGCGAAGTATTAGGAGGAACAATTAATACCATTATGTCGGGATTTGATAGTGCAATTGGCCCTGTAGTTGATGAAATTCAAAATTCTCTTGGAGGATCATCAACAGAAACTGGATCAGAAAATATAGGAACTATTGATAATGCAATAAACGAAAATAATGTTTTAGCATCTCTATCCTCTGGTGCTTTAGTTTTAAGTATAACTCAAACTGTAGCATCTGAAGCCAAAATAGATCCTAATACTGTTGGAGGTGCGAATCGTTATTGGTCAGATGGTACTTGGGGTAGTGGATTACTTTCATTGATTGACTCTGCTGGTCAGAATACACCAGACAATCAGCAGTTGATTGCGGATGCTCTATTATTAATTGATGATAAATCAGATCCAGACGGTATAGCAGCAGGATTAATGCTGACCTCAAATTTATTGGGTGTTAATGAAAATCTTTTGAGTGGGATTGGTCTTGCTTTTGGAGCAATTGAAACTGGTAATATCCCTAATTTAATTGCAGCTGCTGGTAGTCTAGCAGCAACTAATCCAAGAATCTTGAGTGCCATTGCTGGTCAAGGTGCTGCAATTTCTGGCCCATTATCAAGTGGGTTAGGTTTAGGTGCTTTAGGTGGTATGAACTTTGATATTGCAACATCTTTAAATTTTGTCAATTCAATCACTAAGATATTTGATTGTGATCCTAAATCAGAATGTTCACCAAATGATACGTTCACTATGCAAAATGGTGGTGGATCTTCAGATAAACCTAGCACTTCATCTATTGCAGACTCTGCACAGAACACCGCAAACTCTGTTCCTGATAGAAAATCCTATGGAACTAGTATTGAAAAGTTGAGTTCCAGTAAAAAAGGTGTTACAATAAAGAAAGTATTTGCTAAACCAAAGTCAAGAACAAAAGACCTAACTAATCTAGTTGGTTATGTTAAAGGTCAACCATATTACGGCCCGTTCCACTCTCATACAAGGGAAGATGGAAGTGTTGTTAAGATGGTTGGTATTGCACACACTACAACACCACACGATGTTATATTTGACACAGTTAAAGAGAGTTTAGAATAATGCCAATAACACAAACGTCATTTGATAATATTAAAGTAGGATACATCAGCGAAACTGATGGATACATTAAAGATGTATCACTTGCTGATGCAAATGCATATGCAGAATTAAATCCAGAAACAGAATTTATTTTTATTGATGGTGATGAGAAAGTTAGATTTTTGACAATTAGTGAGGTCAATGCATTAACTCCCAAAAATCTACTGAGATCTGATCCTTGCTTAACTGGTGATCAACCTTGTGGCCCGCCAAAACTCAAGTTCTTTGGAGGTGGTGGTGTTGGAGCAAGTGCTAATCCAGTTGTAGATGGTAGTGGTAATTTAATTGCAGTTGATCTTGTAAGTGGTGGTTTTGGATATACTTCACCACCACAGGTTCAAGTTCTTGATCCATGTAATAATGGTAGTGGTGCTGTTCTCCAAACTATAATTGAGAATGGAGTTGTTGTGCAAGTAATTATTAAGGATAGTGGTCAAGGTTATCTTCCACCAGCACAAACAGTTCCTCAATATCCTGCTGTTTTAGAACTTACAGGTGTGACTGTTACAAATGCAGGCTTCAATCATAATTGTGGTGTTGATAAGATAGAGATTATACCAAGTAATGGTAGTGTTCTCTCATATAATTGTGATCCTTTCGGGAAGATAAAATCGGTATCTGTTGATAAGGGAGGTAGATTTACAGAACTACCACAAATTAGAATGAATACAGAGACAGGAGTTAATGCTACTTTTGTTCCTAATTTTAATATCATTCGTGATCCGCAACCAGTTGAACCTGTAATTACAGATGTAGTTCAGGTGTATGATCTTGTTGGGTTAAATATAAATGGTTACGTTGATGGCAAACCTTATTATGGAAATGTATATTATGTAAATGGTATTAGATATGCAGGAACCTCTGCTAACTCTGGAACTAATATTGTTGTTTATGACACTCAACTCGCCAGTGTTCAGAAGAGACAGATTGAGGGTCAAATTTCTGCAAGTCAGATAGAAGAGACTGAAACTCAAGGAGATACTATAGAAGCTATAAGTTCTCCATCAAGAGGAAGTTACTCTACCACACCAACAAGTGCTCCATCAACCACTCCAGCAACACCATCAACAACTACAACACCAGCAACTGGTGGTGGATATTCAACTCCATCAACACCAGCACCAAGCACACCATCAACACCAGCACCATCTACACCTAGCACACCTAGCGGTGGTGGTGGATACGGAGGAGGATACTAATGTCTGCTAAAAAGAATTTTTGGAACCAAGTATGGAGTGCTATGAATGGTAGCATTACTTTTGGTAAGTTAAGCCCAAAAGGTGATGTTACTTCAAGTGTTGCCATAGAAGCGAGAGATGGTAGGCATTTTATGTGCTTTGATGAAGATGGTGAACGCACAGGTTATACTTTAATGAGTGCACCTGGTGCAACTTTTATTGAGACGGGAGATGATTTAACCCAACAACAACAAGCAGTCATGATTCTATCAAAGAATGGTGACATAACATTAAAGGCAGCAAATGGTAAGATTAAATTAGAGGCACTTGACATAGAGTTGATGGCGAAAGGTAATGCTCCACATGGAGTAATTTGGGCAAACGCAGATGAGACCTTGAAACTTGACTCAAAAAATGTTACAAAAGATGGAAAGCAATCTTGTAAAGTTATGACATCGGGATTACTAACGATGA